CCTACACCAATAAATGGAATGACGCATTACAAAGGAATGGAAGTGAAAGTAGGAAACGAAAATTTTTCACAATTCTGGAAAACAGACTACGTCACAGCAGTGTTGAAAGGACATTATCATGACGGAGTATATTGTAGCCCAAGAGACAATGCACTTCAGAGATTGTCAGGGAAAGCGAAGAAGATTATGCCAAAAGAAATGGAAGATATGAAAAATTGGAAAGGAATATTTCATTCATTGTTCGATGTAAGTAAGATAAGGATATTAAGTAAGAAAGAAGCGATAAATGGAGTAGTAGGATCGAAGTTCATAGGACCGCTAGATTTCACAAAATCAGGGGGAATCGGATGGGCGGATCGTGGAATTAAAAAGTGTGATTTGTTTGTAGGAGAACCAGGAGAACGAGAGATGATACCAGAGTTAAATGATCAAGTGAATAAGCTATTGTTAGCGATTAAAAGGAAAGAATTGGTTAGACCAGTATTTTCAGCGTCGTTGAAGGCAGAAATGAGAGCTAAACACAAAGCGTGTAAACCGAGGTTGTATTATGTAGGAGAGTTAGCTCGACAGATAGTGTGTCGAATGTACATGGCGACATTTTACGAACAAGTGTGTGAACATAATGGAACAGGAGATGTGTATGTAGGAATTAATCCATTAGGGTTCGAGTGGACAGCTTTGTATGCAAAATTGAGATCAAAGGATGTAAAAGGACGAGCAGATGATGCGGAAAGCTGGGACATGACGTTTGGATATGATTTTACAGCAAAATTTGAAATAGCGGTGTTAAAATATTTGGGACCATTAGCCAAAACACATCTATCGGAATGGGTAGAAGGTTTTGTGTGGCTGTCGCGTACAGCGACGATACCATTGGTTACATGGGGAGAATATTTGTTGGACATGATCTTGATGCCATCGGGATCGTTCGATACGTCATTTTTAAATTCGATTAAAAATTCAGTGAAAGAGCGAACAATAGTTAATATGCGAATAAAAGAAAAAGAGTTGGATGGAGATTTCGATGATTATTGCAGTCAAGGAACATATGGAGATGATTTAGTACAGACGACAAACCTGGCCGAAGAAATTTGGGAAGGACAACGAGCAGCAGAGATGAGTATGAGAGTGACAGGAGTGCAATTGACATCAATATTTAAGGATGGTAGAGCAATACCAAAGAGCATGCCACTTTACACACAAACGGGATGGGAAGAAAATCGAATGCAATTTTTGAAAAGACAATTCTATGTACCGGAGGGAACAACGTTAGCAAGACCAATATTAGATATAGATTCGATAAAGAAGATGATATTGTGGTACGAACCTTCGAAGGAACTCCCAGATAAGTTATTGTGGAAACAACAAATAGAAACAGCAGCGCGAGAATTGCATTATTATGGAAAGGAAATGTGCGAATTGACATGGCCAGGATTGGAATTGGCACTGAAATCGATAGATGCGTCTTGGACTTTGCCATTTACTTATGGAGAGTTAGAGATGAAATTTATAACTATGTAAAAAGCATGGACCCGAACATGTCCAAAAACTGTGCTCAAATCGTGGTCGTCGATAGCAAGGCGATCAAGTTACTAAGATGGATTCAAAATAGGTACAGATTTTGAAGACCCTAGTGACAGGAAAATGTATCAAACAAAGCAGGTTTTACGAAGATTCGCGTAAAACATAACTGAAAAAGGATCAGCGAAAAAAAAAAAAAAAACATCAGCTCAAGGCAACACTTTGGAAATCCAATCAACTCCCT